CTACAAGGTACTGGTGCAAAACGCTTCATTTTTGTAGCGATTGAAAAAGTGTTTCCTTACAACATAGGGATCTACGAATTAGATAACGAATTTATTGACACAGGTTATGAACTCCAAGAACAAGCGCTTCTTAAAATATCTGAAGCAACTCAAACTGGAAAATGGCTCGGATACACCGATACCGAACCTAACGGAATCCAGACTCTCGACAAACCCTATTGGCTTAACTCAAACCATGACTAAACCTGAATTTAAAGTCATGCAAATGACACCAGAAAAGGCAAAACAAATCCTTGTTGCCAAAAATAGAAACAATCGTAGTATTAGACCTTCAAATTTAAAAAGGCTTACAACTGCTATTGAAAATGGTGAATGGAAAATCACCAATCAAGGTATTGCTTTTGATGAAGAAGGAAACCTAATTGATGGTCAGCACAGGCTTGCAGCTATTTTACAAACTGGTAAAACAGTTCCTATTTTAGTTGGAACTAACATGGACCCAAGAATATTTGATTGTGTTGATACTGGCGCTGCAAGAACTGCTGGCGATGGTATAGACATTCTTGGTAGTACTCATGGTAAGACTATTGCTGCTGCAATAAAGACTTACTATTTATACAACAAATGGCCTAAGCGTCCATGGTCTAGTACTGTTACTCCAACTTCAGCGCAGATTGTACAAATCTACGAAGAAAGGAAAGACGTTTTTGAAGCTGTACTTGCTGTACTTGCTAAAAAACATAAAAACTTTAGATGTTTTCCTAAAAGTGTTGGCCTTTGTTTTTCTATGGCTTGCCTAGATGCTGGTTGGTCTGACATACAAATCTGGGAGTTTTGGGACGCGGTAACTTTAGGTGCAAATCTTACACCAGATAGTGCTGTTCTTTCATTTAGAAATCAGCTAAATAATGTTGAATACCGCAAGCGCGGGTGGTATGCGTCAAGATTCATCTTGAATGCTTTTATCGTTTGCTTTAACAAGCACGTTCAAAACATTCCTACTATCAGGTTTATTGCCCCTAGACCAGATACAGATATGTACAAAATACAAAAACCATCACATAAAGAAACATCAATCTTGGAGGTAATTAAATCATCATGAGCATAATAAAAAAACCTAATTTAAAAGGTACTATTCAGCCACAGGATATTTACAAAAAAGGTAAATACAGTTATGTGTCTTGGGCTAGAACATCTGAGTATCTTAATGAACTAGCAGCGGGTTGGGACTTTCACCTTGAAATGCCACCAACTTATGAAACAACTGGTGTAGTTTGGGCTGCACCTGATGGCACAGGTTATCTTATGGGCTATTTTACAGATCCAGAAGGTAGGAAAGGCGCTATCTATCCTTATTCAATTATGGATATGAGAAACAACCCTATGAAACTAGATAAAATTTCTGCCAGAGACATAACCGACTCTCATAGACGCGGCTTTTGTTTTTGTGCAGCAAAAGAATTTAATCTAGGTAGTGAACTATGGACAGGTAATGAGATTGTAAAAGCCTCAGAACCAGTAACACCATCTAAACGTCAGGCAGCTATTCAACCAAAAACAAATATAGCTGTATTGGCTCGTGATGCCATTGTTAAATCAACAGAGGAATCTCAGTTAGACAAACACTCAGAAACTTTGAGAGATAGGTATTCTGAAGGGAAACTAACTGAAATCGAATATAGTAAACTTACAGACCTTATTAAAGCAAGGAGGAAAGCATTATCAGCATGAAACAAATCGAACAACAATTTTTAACATCTGACCAGTTAGCTGAAAGATATGGGTTAAGCCCTGCAACTATTGTTGATTGGAGACGTAAAGATCGTGGACCCGAGTACTACACACTTCCCAGATATGCGATATCATCGGGTTCCGCAAAGGTTCGCTACGAAGTTAAAGCGATTCTCGCATGGGAACAAAAAAACAACATTACACCAAAAAACCCTTTTTAATTATGGCTAAAGTACAACCAGCTTTTAATGTTCGATTCAGAGTAGTCGACAACAATAGTGCAAACCCTAATGCACCAGAAAGAAATATGATTATGGATTTCACTTGCGAAAGTGCCATGAAGATGGCAGATTTCCTTATGAAAAAAATTGACGAGGCTCACGTTAATGACACTACTATAAGAATCTATACAGACAAGAAAGAGTTTACTGAAGAGTCTGGATTCTCCCTTTGGGGCGGTATGTGGGGAAATAGTGGCAGACTTCAGCCTTTACCACCTAAAGACGGATCTCAGGGCAATGTAGAGTCGAAAGAGCAAACAGTTGATGTTAATGATTTACCATTCTAGCTTTCCTTACAATCCTTATGAGGGTCAAATATTTTACGACCCTGATACGGAAAGAACTTTTGAATGCCAGTTTCGAGATCCTTTAGACCGAATGATTAATAAGCACCTTGCACATTATGTCTGGTGCGATATTACTGAAGATTGTTAATTTGAGGCTTTACAGTTACAGCAATTCAGTTGATCGCGGGTTGAACTGTATTTAATTTGTAAGTCTGTGGGCGCAGTCGGAACACGTTTCAAACACAGAGTAGAGATGAGATCTGGCAAATATGTATATAAGTCCTCAATCTTTCCCAAACAAAATATACTTTAGGCGCTTCATTAGAGGCGCTTTTTTATTTGCTTTTTTTCTTTTTATAAATAATCTTTCTTGTTGTTCGCACATAATCTCTAATGCCTGAGCAATAAAATGAGATTGTTTTGCATTTGCTCGCGCTAATGTCTGTGCTATTTCCTGTAATTCAGAAACATTTGAAATTTTTTTAATATCTGCAATAGATTTTTCTACTGCAAATTCATGCTCAAAACTAGGTTTAGAGTTTAAAGCACCTATGATACTTTTCACTTGACCTCTGGCCATAAATGAACTGAAACATAATCAACAATTTGGTCATCTATCGTATTGTCTGTAGTCTTTGCTAATGCCTTCAATAGGTCAAGGATTAATTTCTTAACTGCGTTTGTTTTGCAGAAAGTTAGTAGAATTGGTTTTAAAATACGAATCATAATAATTTTGTGTTACTTTCCAAACATAACCATATTTGCTAGATTTGTCTTGTAACCTCGCAATGCTATGGAAGAAAAAGAAGAAAAAGAAGGTTTAGGACTCATAGGTAACGCGGTTCAACTTGTAATTTTAGGGTGGTCTTTAGCGGTTATTTCTTGGTCGTACTTCAATCCAAACCCTACTAGACAAATTGATACGACTTTTGCGGCTGGTTTATTAAGCGCTGTAATGTCTAACTATGGCTTAAGTATCAAGAAAAACAATGACAAAAAGAAACTTGATGGTAATGTTAAGATAGTTAACAATTCTGACTCTAAAGTAGGAGTAGTAAAAAAATGAGAAAATTACTTCCTTTTATACTTTTTCTTTCTCCGTCTAGTGCGTTCGCTGAAATAACGGCCAAGTATGTAACTTCTGCACAAATATCTATTGATTCTCCATACGTTATTACAAACGCTGCACCTAGTTCTTACAGCATAAGCGGAAATAATGTCACAACATCTACAGGAACAGGGGATAGTGTGGTTACAAATGCTATCGGTGGATTGAATTTAGGAAGTTTATCTAATGGTGTGCCAGCTTTAGTGAACACAAATAAGACAGTAACAAATGCTGGATCAGCGTTCTCTCTCTCAGAAAGTTACCAAGCTGGAGACGTAACACAATCAGCAATAACCCCAAGTAGCGGTATAGCAACTCTTCCAGTTTTAGGAGGGCAAACAACAGTAATTTCTGGAGGCACGGCTGGTAATTTGGCGCTTACTTCGTTATCTTCTGGAATTACAACTTGTATTGCGGGAGGATCTGGTACAAGTTGCATTGCCTCTACTACTGTTTCTATAGAAATTGACTAGACTTTTCTGGCTAGTTTTATTAGCATTACCTATAAGAACTCTTGCTACCCCAATCGTGCCTCAGTTTCGTAGTGGTAGTTCTACGATGAGTTCAACTTCGCAATCAGTAATTAATGAGACGATTACCTCGCACCAGTACAATAGTGGCTTTTCCTACTCAGCGTCAGGTCACAATATTGAATCAGCAGATCTTAATGGTTATATCAACCCTTCAACTGTTGCTGGCACTACTCAAACAGTTAATGGAGTTCAATTTAGTTGGACAAGTCCTTCACTTGAGGCTGTGCCTAGATGGAAAATAAAAGAAGCTGGACAAAGCTTTTCTCTAGTCGAATCACTTCAAGGTGCTGGTCTGGCAAACGTGACCACAATAAATCGAACCATAACAACTACAACTACAACAGAAACTACCAGTGTCTTTGGGCAGTAATTTTATTACTTTGTCCTGTAAAAGTTTTTGCTAATACAACAGTCGCTAGTCCTCAATCAAACGCTCAAGGAGTCGTCAACAATAATGCAACCATGATAACTCCATCTGCATTACCACAAAACAGATATTCTCAAGGTATTGTTTGCACCTCGCCCAGTTTGACCATAACTCCTTATTTGACAGATGCATGGTCATTTAACCGACCTACAGAGCAGTTTACTTATCAAGATATTTATGACGAGGACACAGGGGCAGTTAAGTACACCACAAAAACACCTAGATTTGAAAAAGATAATTACAACCTAAATTATGGAATATCAATGCAATTCAATATTCCTTTGGGAAAAGGTGGAGAGTTATGCCAAAAAGCTGCAAGGGTTAATATTGAAGCGCAAGAATTATTAATTGCTAAAACTAAAATGGAAATGGAGTTATATCGTTTAAAGATTTGTGGAGAGCAAGCAAGGTTAGGAGTTGTATTTGTAGATAAGTACCAAGTAAATTGTGATGGAATTAAACTTATTTCAATGCCAAATCAAGTCTTGCCACATACTCATAAAATTAAGTGAACAACTGCTTGGGAGCCTAAGTCCAATACTTAGGGACAGCAAACTTCAAACCTTTTACTGATTTTGGTTGTTCAATATTATTCTAATTTATCTTTTTTTTTCGTCAATTTTTTTACTAATTGCTTCACTAATGGTTTGACTGCGTTAAGAAGTAATGGACTACTGGCAGCGACCAAGCCAATAACAGCAGTAGATACAAGAGTAGGAATTTCTGGAATGTACTGATCTTTAAACGTGACGTTTTCATAAAGAGTTGTGCATATAGTTCCATCTTCACTTTTTTTATGACCAATAACACGTTCTAGCTTTTTTTCGTTACGAAAATCTCCAACCCTCTGATCTTTAGAGGACGGGCATTCTACGAACTTGACTTCTTCTTTTTCTTTAGGTTGCTCTACTTCTGGTGTTTTAGTTTCTGGCATTGCTGGCTGTTCGTTATTAACAGGCAAATCTTCAGTAATTATTAATTGATCTGGCCTATAATCTATAGGGTTAAAACTAGGAAAAACAGAATCACAAGTAGTAAACACTCCATTAGGGTCATCAAGCAAAAGCTGTGTATTACCAGTATTTTTTATATCTCTATGCTGATAAGTACAACCAGCAACATTAATTTCTAGATTTGGTATTAATGGTAGAACAGGGTTCGGATTATATGTCTCTGGAATATAAACCTCTGGAATATTTACTTCTCTAATACCTATCTCAGGTATTTCCATTTAAATCTTTGGTTGTTTAAATTCTGGTATTGTTGGACCTGTCATTTCTGGTAAACCTTTGTCTAATATTTTTGGCATAAGTCCTTGTACATTATCAATAACTTCATTCATAACTTTTGCTTTAAATTGTTCTGACGTAATATATCTATAACCAAAGTATGCCCCTCCACTCATAGAAGCTACCATGAGGAAAGAGACAATACTTAAAACATTTGCAATTTTTTGAAACATGATTAAAGAAGCACTTTTAAGAGCATTAGTACCTGTCACTATTATAACCTTCGCTGGAATCTGTGCATTAGCACCTCTCTACGTCACTATGGGGATAATGACTAGACAGATGCAAGATAAGGTTAACTAGATTTATCTGCTATTAGTTTAGCTTTATATGCTGTCTTTATATCAGTAGTCCATACCGCATTACAAATTGCTTGAACTTCGGCTGGTTCGCTTGAGATGTCTGTGTCTACAAGATTGTCTGAAGCATCTAACGTACCTGCGGTAAGTACATATCTTTCAAAAGCTCTTGACCCTTGTATTTCTACACCATCTCTTTTGATGACTGTTGCCTTGCGGACTTGCACCGCTTTCCATGTTCCGACAACTTCTATCTTGTCGTATTCAATAGATTCGCTTAATGCCATTAGGATTAATCTCCGATTAAAACAGGTTTATGGCTTAGTTTTAAGACGTAGCTTCGGTCTATGATGCAGTAACATAATTGCCTTGAATACCTATATTAAAGCTATCAGTTATATCGGTGCTATTAAGTTCAGCGTAACTACTACTTGAAGCATAATCAAATGAATATAGTGTGAGTCTACCAGCAGTATAATCTTCCATTTGGACAAAGGGAACTCTACCCGCTCCTAAATCACATCCTACAATAGCTGTAATAAAAAAGTAATCAAAACTTAGACCAGAAGAATCGGGCACATAAGGTAAAGCACCTATACGAACATTATTGTTACCACTTCCTTTATTTGTTATAGCCAAACGTATTTGGAAAGATACAAGGCGACCTACTTTTGTATATCTTCCCTGTTGAGTAGCATGCACAACACCAGATGTTCCTGACACATAATAAAGAAATGGAGTAAAAGTTCCTTCTTCATAGTCGTCAAGTAGTTCACTTGAAGTTGTACCACTACTATCACTTGTTGCACTAAAATCAATACCATGACCAGCAGTACCAACTACTAAATTTCCATCAGCAATAGTTAAGTTTGTCGTTCCATCTGTCGTACAGTTATTTAGCTTTGACCCACTAGCTAAAGTACAAGTTCCATCAGAGTTGTGAACAGTTACAGCAGCAGCACTAGCTCCTACCCCTTTTATCGAATTTACCTTGATCTCTGACATAATTAACTAGGTTTTGGGTTAGCGTCTTTAACCGCTTTGATGTGG